TTTTACCAGGCATGCTCGGATCTATCAGATGCTATGGCTAACGGCAGAATGGTGCATAGTGGTCAAGCAGATCTAGTACAGCACCTAAATAACTGTGCTGCTAAGACTAGCGATGCTGGATGGCGCATCATTAGGCGTAAATCTGCAGGTGACGTTACAGCGGCAATATCCTTGGCCATGGTGGTGAGCCATTTGACACGCCCGCAACAAACTGCGCAAATCTTTGTCTAATTTGCACTATTAGTACCTTTTATGCTATAAAGTATACATATGGGTCTATTGTCTGCTTTGGGTATAACCAATAAAAAAGAAAATCTAGAAGCGCAATACGCCCCTGCAATTATGGACACAGCTTATGGCTATGGTTCATTTACTACAGGTGTTGGTAATTTTCCTGGTGGATTAGATCGTAATTATGCGATGCAAGTACCAACTGTTGCACGTTGCAGAAATCTTATTGCTGGTGTAGTTTCCTACTTGCCATTAAAACTTTACAAAAAGTCTAATGGTGAGGAACTCGGGAATCCTCTTTGGCTAGACCAACCAGACTATCGACAACCAAGATCCGTCACGATAAGTTGGACTGTCGATAGTTTGATTTTTTTTAATTGCGCGTATTGGAGATGCACCGAGCTTTATGCCGATGATCTGCGCCCATCACGTTTTGAATGGATTGCAAATAATCGAGTTACATTTACAACTGATAAATTTGGTACAGAGATTACAGATTATTTTGTCGATGGTATTAAGGCGCCAATGTCAGGTATTGGAAGTCTTATTACTTTCCAAGGATTAACTGGTGGTGGAGTTTTACAAACCGCAGCACGTACAATACAAAGCGCATTAGATTTAGAAAAAGCCGCAGCTGTATCTGCACAAACTCCAATGCCAAGTGGTTACATTAAAAATACTGGCGCAGATTTACCAGAGCAACAGGTATCAGGATTATTAGCACAATGGAAACAAAGCAGACAAAATAGATCTACAGCATATTTAACTTCTACATTATCTTATGAAACTACAGGATTTTCACCGAAGGAAATGGCTTATGTAGAAAGCATTCAGTACAGTTCGACACAGGTTGCAAGGGCGATGAATGTGCCTCCATTTATGGTGAGCAGTGACATGAACAATAGTATGACCTATCAGAACGTCTTAGATTCTCGAAAAGAATTTGTCTCGTACACACTGCAACCTTACATATGTGCAATAGAAGACCGACTATCTATGGATGATATTACGCCACGTGGACATGTAGTTAAGTTTGCTATAGAAGAATCATTCTTACGTGCAGACACAATGAAGCGACTAGAAGCAATAGAGAAAATGTTATCTCTGGGTCTTATTGACGTAGACGATGCAAAAGAAATGGAAAATCTAACACCTAACGGAAGAGAAGAAGAAGATGATACTTACATTCAGTAGCCAGATCGAAAGCTCAGATGGTGAGCGTAGAATCATCTCTGGCAAGATCGTGCCATACGAAGAAGTAGGTAATACTTCTGTCGGTAAAGTGGTGTTCGCTAAAGACTCTATTGAGATCGGTGATCCTGGCAAAGTAAAGATGCTTATGCAGCACATGCCAGAAAAGCCAATAGGCAGAATGCAAAAGTTTAATAAAGCAGAAGATGGCATCTACGCATCATTTAAAATTAGTGCATCTATGCAAGGCCAAGATGCTTTAATTCTTGCAGGTGAGCAACTAATTGATGGACTATCTGTTGGAGTAGATGTAAACAAATCTATTCAGAAAAAAGATTACTTATATGTAACTAGCGCAACTCTACGTGAGGTTAGCCTAGTTGAATCGCCTGCATTTAGTGCAGCGCAAGTAACTAAAGTTGCTGCTAGTGAAAACGAAGCAGAGACACCAATCGAAACTAAAGAAAGCGAGGCTCCTGTGGAAGATTTAGCAACAGCGCCACAAGAAGCAAAGGCAGAGGCTGCTACTCCTACAGTAGAAGCCGCACGCCCAGTTATTACAGCACCATATATTTCTACAAAAGTGCGTACACCTATTCAATCAATGGGTGGATACACAGAGCATAAAATCAAAGCAGCATTAGGCAACGATGACTCAAAGTTATTTATTGCAGCTGCCGATGATTTTGCTAACAACGGATTAGGTTTTAATCCAACACAATATCTAACAGAGTTTGTAACTAATACACGCTTTGGAACACCTGCAATTGATGCCTGTTCACAAGGAACTTTGCCCCCAACGGGCCTTACTATCAATATACCTTCACTTGTCACTAGCTCAGGTGGCGGAACTGGTGTAGCACCAACTGTAACTGTAGAAGCCGAAGGCGGCGCAGTGTCAAATACAGATATGGTCAGCCAGTATCTTTCAGGAACAGTATCTAAGTACAGTGGTATGAATACACTATCTGTAGAGCTTCTAGAAAGATCAGGTTATCCTGGATTCTATGAGGAATTAACTAATCAATTATCTCTAGCTTATTTAAAGACAATTGACACCACAGTATTAACTGCATTACTTGCAGCTGGTATGAATGGTACAAATACATCTGCAGATCTAGATGGTATTGTTGCATTTACTACAGAAGGCGCACGTACTATTTACTCAAACACAGGTTACTTTGCACAGAATTACATCGCTAACCCAGCACAATGGGGTGCGTTAATCGGAGCTCAGGACACTACAAAGAGACCCGTATTTAATGCTTTGCAACCAATGAACGCAGCTGGACAAGTTGGCCCACAATCAATTCGTGGATCTGTACTTGGCTTAGACTTATACGTAGACAAGAACTTCTCAGCAACTACATTCGATGATGATTCTGCAGTAATCCTTGCACCAGAGGCATTTACTGTATATCGCTCACCACAGGCTTACATGTCTGTTAATGTAGTTTCAAATCTACAGGTTCAGGTAGCAATTTATGGATACATGGCAACAATTGCCAAAATGCCTAACGGAATTATCAAGTACAAGAAGACCTGATAACACCGATCAAATAAGTAATCTCTGGGGTTTAGTAGCCCTAGCCCCAGAGAGCTATTAGCAAAGGAGTAAAGATGCCAGCCAGTTATGTTACCGTGGCCGAGTTACGGGCTAATCTCGGAATTGGTTCACTTTACTCCGATGCTACGATAGAAGAAGTTTGTCAAACATCAGAAGATTTAATTAACCAATATTTATGGTTTAACACTGCACCAGTTGTAGGCACAGCATTACAAGATAATGTGGCAACACTTATGCTTGCCAATCCAAACGCATTCGTAGCGACTCAATCAATAGTAGTAACTAATTGCGGAGCCACATTTAATGGCACGCACACAATTACTGGCACAATACCACCTAGCACTGGCACTACCAATTTAATCCCAGTATTTATGTACCAATACGGCCAAACTAATTTCCCTAATGGATATTCATTTGTTCAATTTAATAAAACTGCAGCAAATCAAAATTTTCATAAAGTATTACCTTACGGGTTAGCAACAGGCTCAGATCACAAGACTCAGTCGTATGCGAATACGCCAAGTATAAATCAAGCAGCGATGATAGTTGCCGTGGATATTTTCCAGGCACGCCAGGTTTCTCAAAACGGAGGCAACGGTATGGATGGCATGAGCCCCAATCGTTACGCCATGGGCTACCAGCTTATAAACAGAGTACGAGGTCTCATAGCACCTTACTCTAGTCCTAACACAATGGTGGGCTAATGCCAGCGGCAATTACTACACTTAGATCAACACTTGCAACTGATCTAACTAACACTGGTGTATGGAATATATTTAGTTACCCACCAGCTACGTTAATTCCCAATAGTATTGTAATAACTCCTGGCGAGCCATATCTTACGCCTTCTAATAACGAGCAAATAAACATCGCACCTTTAGCAAACTTTCGATTAATGATCTGTGTACCAGCCCTAGATAACCAGGGTAACCTTGCAGGCATAGAAGATTTTATTGTTGCTGTTGTGACTAAACTAAACGCATCATCTTTGGTGCTAAATATATCAAGTGTCTCTGCTCCAGCTATCACAAGTGTGGCAAGTGGAGATTTATTAACATCCGACATCACCGTATCAATCCTAACGAGCTGGAGCTAAAATGAGTGAAGCAAATGATTTAGCCTTCTTGATAAAGATAGGCCAAATAAAAGAAGCACCAAAACCAACCGCACAAACTAAAAAAGAAGAGGAATAACATGGCCATATACTTAAATAACAATGTAGGCGTTAAACTGGCTACTGCCGCTGCGCCTACTGTACCATCTATTGACATTAGTTCTTATGTCACCAGCGCAGTTATTAATCAGATCATAGATGAGCTTGAAGTTACAACAATGTCAGATACAGCACACCGCTTCGCAGCTGGTTTGCAATCTGGCTCATTTACCGTGGACTTTATCAATGACTGGGCAAGCTCACAGGTTATGCAGACACTAAATGCTGCATTTGGACAAACCCTTTCAGTATCTGTAATCACTGTTAAAGGCACAGCTGTATCAGCTGCTAACCCTTCATATCAATTTAGCATTTTGGTCAATAACCTTACCCCAATTGGTACAGGCGGCGTTTCTGAAATTGCTAGTTCTAGCGTTACCTTTACGCTAAACTCCGCATTAACAGTATCGCCATCAGTGGCGTTCTAATAAGGGAGTAACAATGGCAACGCTAAAGATTACTAGGGCTAATGGGGAAGTTACAGAACATAAAATAACCCCAGGAGTTGAATATGCGTTTGAAGTGAAATGGCAAAATGGTATTAGCAAAATGCTACGTGAGCATGAGCAACAGACTCATATTTATTGGTTAGCTTGGGAGTGCTTACGTAGAGCTAGTATTACCGTACCTTTATTTGGTACAGAGTTTATTGACAGCCTTGAAACTGTTGAGGTATTAGACGAAGAAAAAAAATAACGCAGAGGGATTCTACAATCTATACGATAGCAGCGCTATCCGTAGAACTGGGGATCCCTCCTAAAGAATTTATTGAAATGGATTCCGAAATGCTTAGGGCAATAGTCCAAGTATTAACGGATAGAAGTAGGGAGATCAAAAATGCCAGCCGAAGTCGTAGGCGTTGAAGATGTCCTAAAAGGTTTATCGTTCTTTGATGATGATATGTATAACCGCATTAAAACTGTTCTTGGGCCTTTAATGCGTGATGTTGAATCCTCAGCTAAGAGTGATGTTCCTGGTAACGGTGAGATGTTATCTGGCTGGTCTAAGCCAATTTCATCACAAGTAGATTACAGACCATTCCCTAAATATGAAGCTGCTATGGTTAAAGGTGGCATAGGTTACAAAGAAGGACAGAACAGAAAATTTAAGAATGGTTTTCAAGTAGAAAACTATGTCTACAATATAAGCGCAGCTGGTCGTATCTACGAGACTGCAGGCCGAGTTAATCCACAAGGTCGGGCACCATTTACTTCTATCCATGAAGGTGGCGGAGTCGTTGCTTTTGAAAAAGAACAAACTCGTAAAACTAGATCTAGAGCCACACGTTCTTACAATTCAAACAATCCATTTGCAGGTTATCAATTTGTAAGTGCATTAGAACCTTTGACTTCTCAGCCTAAATTACCAGGCGTACGTAGTGGCACACGTAAGACTAAAGGTCGTTTAATTTACAAGGCTTGGGCTAAAAAGAGTCCTGGAATTTATCAAGCAATAGTTAAAACAATAAACACAAAGGCTATAGATTTTAACAAAGCCACAGAAGTTAAGAAGGTCGCATAGTGGCCAATGTAGTCGTCTCGGCATTAGCAACCTGGAATGGTAAGGCTCTTAGAAAAGCCAAGCAAGATGTATCTGTATTTAATAAACAATTACAAGGTTTAGCACGAACCTTTGGCGTGGCATTTAGTGCAACAGCAATAGTCGCATTTAGCAAAAAGGCAGTTAAAGCATTTGCAGAGGATGAACTAGCAGCCAAATCTTTAGCCTTACAATTAGAAAACACAGGCAACGCATTTAGAGTTACTCAGGTTGAAGATTACATAAAGAGTTTAGAGAAAACCTATGCAATACTTACCGACTTACGCACACCATTTAAGACATTATTAAACGTTACTGGATCAGTAGATCTAGCACAGCGATCATTAGAGGCTGCATTAAATACAAGCGCAGGCACTGGTGAGAATTTAAACACAGTAGTTGCTGCTATCTCAGCTGGTATCAGAGGTCAGACTAAAGCAATTAAAAACCTTAACACAGGTATAGATGAAAGCATAATCGCTACAGGTGACATGAATAAAATCATGGCAGCACTTGAAGCCCGTTTTTCTGGTCAAGCCGCAGCACGTTTAGATACTTACTCTGGCAAAATGGATGTACTTAAAAAGGGTGCAGACGAAGCAACTAAATCTATTGGTAGAGGTTTAGTAGATGCATTAACCATATTAGGTGAAGATAGTTCAGTTGCTGGGTTAGCCACAGACTTTGAAAATATGGGCGACAATATTGCTTATGCTACTGTAGAGATGGCAAAGTTAATTAAAAAGTTTAGTGATCTAGTAGCTAATCCATCATTTAAAGCAGGTTTATTAGCTCTAGCTATTGCAAGTAAGAGTCCTAAAGCATTAATTGCTGTTATGGGTATTATAGGTACTAGTGCAATAGGTGGAGCATTAACTAGTGCTAGAACAATTAGCCCAGAGCAAAACTCAGCATTAGCTAAAGTCAGATTATTAAACGCACGTATTGAAGCCAAGTTATCTGCAGCTAAAAAAGAAGAGTTTAGAATCTTAAATGCTAAGAATGCTATTGAGAATAAAAACGTAGAAGAGTTAAAAAAGAAGTTTGACCTAGAGCGCATAGGCATAACCGCTGCCCTAAACAATGCTACTGATGAAGAGACTAAATTACGCCTAAGATCACAGTTAGCAATTCTAGACAATAACGAGGCTTTGGCTAAAAAGTATCTGGCTGAGTTAGAAGCAACTGAGGCATTAAGAAAACTTGCCGAGCAAGCAAAATTAGCAGGTATGTCTTTAGAAGATTTTGCATTATTTAAGGTTAAATCATTAAACACCAAGATAGATGATTACCTACAAAATACAGCCCTAGAAATGGTGCGAGCATTAAACGCACAGATAGCTGCATTCATAGCGTCATTAGGTGGCGTTAAAACACCGACTTCAACTGCAGCACCTACTTACTCTTATGCCCTATCTACAGCTCAAGCAACTAACGAAAAAATAGCTGCATTTCAAAAAGATGTAGCAATAGAATCTACGCGAGAATTGAACTCACGCATAAATGAATTTTTAAGCCAAAATAATGCTCAGCGTTCTTCTTCACAAACCCCGATGGATATTAGATTAACTGTAGATGCAGGTGGCGACAGGCTAAGTCAGGCTATAGCAGAGAGCATACAGGTGGCCACAAGGTCGGGTTACTCAACAGTACCTAATGGCTTTATAGTATGACCGTACCAGTAATAAATGCTGTAATTAACTTTAGCACTGGGCCTAGTTTTGCTCAGGCCATGATATTAGATACAGGCATATTAGGCACTAACGTATTAGCCGATAGCGCAGCTGTAATTGTAGATGTGTCTAATCAAGTTAATCGAATTGAAACTAACAGAGGCCGTACTGCACTATCTGATCAATTTCAAACGGGCGCACTTACTTTACGTATTGTCGATCAGTCGGGTGACTTTAACCCAATGAACGTATCGGGGCCTTACTATAATTTATTAACACCAATGAAAAAGGTGCAGATTACTGCAACTTATGGCAGTGTTACTTATCCTATATTTTCAGGATTCATTACAAGTTATGTAACTACTTATCCAGACGAGTCTGGTGAAGATTTAGCCATAACCACAATACAAGCGGTGGATGCGTTCAGACTTGCACAGTTAGCCCAGATCAGTACGGTTACAGGTGCTACTGCAGGCGACTTATCAGGCACACGTGTA